AAGTCACGGATTGGGTACAGGCTTTCCACACCGATTACTCGGCCGCAGATCTCGTCAAAACCATTGACCGCGGAGTTGTAGAAGGAGTAGTTGCCAGCATCCGTACCGGAGCCGAGGCGGCTAGGAACAACCGACAGGCCGTTGAGGGCGTATGGGTTGCCTGCTGTGCCACCTGTGCAGTGCACGAAGCTACGGCCGAAGTCCGTCTGAACGTATCCGGAGATACCGTCCTGGGTAGCATAACCCTGAAGAGCAGTCGGGGTTGCGCCGATCCAAGGCATACGAAGCACAAAGTGGGTCTGGATGGCAGTGCCCATTTCATGCATGTAGTTGTGAACACGGAACTGAAGAGGAACCATTGATTCCAAGGTATAGAACACACCGCCGGTTGCGGAAATCAGGTTCACACCACCGAGGAACTGGAAGACGTTGCGAACTGCGTAGCCGATCGGGCGGGCAACGCTATTCGGGATCACATTGCATGCCAGAGCAAAGGTCACATCAGTACCGCTAACGGTAATAACGTTGCCATCTGGGAAGACAATGAGGTCGCCGGCAACAGCATCAGAAGGAGCAGCAAGAACTTCGTATTCACCAGCAGCTACCACCGGGTTACCAGTTGCAACGTTGCGTGCGAAGCCGACGTCATTCTGACCATACTGAACTGCGCAGTAGAGACCGCGATAGTTACGGATCGTTGTCGGATACGTAAAGTTGGCTGTGCTTGTTGCACTAGAAGGTGCAACCAGCGTCCAAACACCAGCCAACAGGGAGGCGCTTGTCAGGACATAGGATCCTGCCACAGCTGCGGTGCCGAGGATAGTGATAACATCACCAGCCGCGAAGTTCAAGTTAGCAGCCGTTGCTGCAGCACTTCCGCCAGCAACGATACCACTTGCCACACCACCCGCTGGGGTGAGCGTGATAGTGATAATCCCAGCAGCGGCGACATAAGAGTCACCAGCACCTGCTGGAGTTACAGTGGTATAGATCTGCGAAGAGTTCTGAGTACCGGAGAGCAAGCCGGCCGGAACCAGGGCGCCAGACTTGTCGAGACCGACGAGTTGGTGCGAGCTGATCACAACCTGCGCGCCTACTGGATGCCCTTCATCCAAACGGCGGCCAGGCAGCCAGGGGGCTGGATACGGGACCGGAAGGAACGGACGGAGAGGCTCAGATGCATCGGCATCAGGAGTCGTGTAGCCCAAACGATCGCGACCGTAGAGCGTACCACGATAGTTGTTATTGATATCGAAAGACATTTAGATTACTCCTTTGGGGCTGGCTTAATGTCCTTGGTCTTCGCTTCGAAGAACAAGATGGCTGAAGCAGCCTTTGGATCCTTTGGAAGTTTACGTGCGGCAGGAGTTGGTTTCTCCTTGCTATCTTGCACGGTTGTAGAACCATCTGGGTTAAGTTTCGCCTTGTCGGCTACTTCTTTCGTACCCGCCTCTTGGGGCGTCGGTGCTGATGTTCCACCCTGGAATGTGAAGCCAGACAGCTTACCCAGCTCGTCATCCAGTGCATCTCTCAAGCTTGCCAGGGAACGCTGTTCTCTTTCCGCTACCTTAGATGTGATCTGGGCATCGGTAAGACCCTGGAAACCTGCTTCTCCGGTGAGCACCTTGATTGCTACTAATGTGGTGGCGCGGTCCTTCTTGAGACTCTTCACCAGTACGGTATTCTGTTGCTGCAGAGCATCGACTTCAGCTCTTACTGCTGCCAGCTGACCTTCGAGCTTTTCCTGACCGACGATCAGAGTATCATGCTCTTCCTTCGTCAGGGGATTTCGCTATCCTTTCCACCCTGAGCCATCCCAGGAGCCAACAGCTTGCGATGATACTCAAGCAGGGATCCGGAGTGCCAGTGTTCGAGGAGGGCGCCAGCCGCACCAACGATGTGGGACTTGCCCTCAGCGTCAGCAGCTGCATGTGCCTTGTGGAGTGCTTCGTAGGAACTCGAGCAACCCGTCGGCACAAAACCCTTGCCCATCTCACTCTTGAGACCGGCGCCCACTGTCATCAGGGGAGCCTTCTTCTCGGCATCCGTCAGGATCACGTCAGGGATAGAGTCTTTGTTCTCATTACCCTTTTCGATCTCCGTCAGACGCTGGTGAGCGTATTCACGATCCGACTGGGATTGCCAGTTGCCCAAGTGGGCATACAGATCGTAGCGCATTGCACCCTTGCCCTGGTCATCAGCCTTGTGATAATGACTGTGGAGCGTGTCCAGGCAAGTCAGTGTATCTGCAGGAACCTTTGCATCATCGAAAGAGAAGAGCTCGACCTTGTGAAGCTCGGCGAGTAGGTTCTTTACCGAGTCGGTCAGTACTGGAGTAGGATCTGCATCCTTCTTCTTGCTCTTACTTTCGCAGCCCATTGCCTTAGCCTTGCGGGATACGCAGCCAAGGATCTTGGACTTAGTCGCATCACTTACCTTCGCGCGACCGATTAGACGGCGTGCAGCGGTAACGTGTGCACAGTCAGGAACAGGGAAGCTACGGCCCGGGCAACAGAAAGCGGAACCCTTAAGGCTCTTACGCTTTTCAGTGGATAGCTTAGCATCGGTTAGTATTTCACCGTACTCAGCATCCTCAGCCTTGATAGCATCTTCACTATCCGCCTTTGTGAACATTTGTTCATACAGGGCGTCTGGGTCCGCGAAGAAGCTGCGTTCATCCTCAGGCAGCTCTTCGATCTTCCAATCCTGATAAGGTGTGAGGCTTTCGACATCGATAGCTGGAACTTCCAGTTCAAACTGCTTAGCCTCTTCGGTGATGCGAGCTATATAGTGAGTTCTCGCTTCAACCGACATATCCTGAAGGGTCGGGATCAAAGCCTCAATCTTGGCTTCTACCTGTTCCTTCGTAATCTTCTTGTCAGCCACGGTCTCCAGACCGTGCTTTTGTATGTGCGACTTCAGAGTTGTAGAAACCCTGCGCACCATCTCCTTCTCAGGCTCTTCCTTTGGTTCAAGGGCCTTAATCTTGTCGGAGATTTCAGTTGCGCGCTCCTTGGTAAGAGGCGCCTTATTCATTTCGTCTAGATAGCTCTGCAGTTCTACAAGCATCTCACTGTCCTTGATGTCGGGGTCCGCAACCTGAATATCCGATTCGAACATCTTTCCCAAGTCAATGCTATCTGCCATTGCATAGGAGGCCAACAACTTAGCTTGGCGCTCTGGACGCATACCCATGAAAAACATCTTGCTGTTCAAGCTGTCCTGGAGGATTTCCTTCGAGATAACCTGAGCAAATGGGTCGGCTGGGAAGTTGACGAAGCTCATTTCCTTGTAGAAGAAGTTGCCGGCGATAAGAAACATCTTCTTGCCGTCAACCATTTCCCCAAGCTTGTGTTCACAGCGATCGTCAGTAGCCCAATCTGTATGGCACGCGGAGCAAATGGCCTGGTCAGTTTGAAAACCAACCGAGACTGTAAGGTACTCACCTGTGAGCACCTTTCGGATGCCATCTGGGTTGGTTACTTTCAATCCCAACTCGATGTATCCTAGACCTCTATAGTCCTCACGGGGCTGGAGCTTGTCCAGAACCACATTGATTGACCGATACAGGTCAAGACGCTTTGATGTAGCGTCCGCGAAAAACAACATACTATTGATCTCTGGCACTTCAGTACGATACTTGTGCGAGGTATCAATATAACGAGCCTGATGGATACGGCCGATCGCGGTCGATTCCTTGTCATGCTCTACCAGAACTGGCTTTAGGGGCTTATCTGGCTCCGTCCAACGGTAGACCGAGTCTTGCATGCGGTCCGGACGGTAGAAGCGCTGGTTGCCATTGACTATACCAGAGTGGGTAGCCTCAACCTTTACCAGGAGGGACTTACCTGTTGGCTCCGAGTCATCTCGGCATTCAGCTAGATTCTTTTTGCTGCGGTCGACTTCTTTAACCTTTAGGTTAACGAAGTCTCGCATGTACAGGAGACCCATGGGAGCCTCCTTATCTGCGGCCGCGGAAGGGCGTTGCCTTGGAAATGTCCCCGATCTGGGTAGTTAGGAACTTCTCAAACACTTGGCCGGGCTTCACCTTACCCGCCTGCTGCAGGTTATTCATTACCTGAGGCAGAGGACCGTTCATCATGTTCTGCTTCTGGTCCCTGGTCGGGGCTACTTTCGGTTGATTCTTCGGCATGTGTTTCCTCGAAGTAGTTTGAAACAAGATCGGTGAGTAGAACCGACATTATGTCGGGATCCGTAGTCTGTGCGACTCGGTCTTTCGCCAACTGGCGGAAGGTATCTAGCGTCATTCGATCCTGATTAGTATAGTAAATCCCAGCCTCGTCACGTAGGCAAGTCTCGACGTACTTATCGATTACGGCGGCTGAAGCCTTACCCCAGCTGGCAGCCGAGAAAGTACCCTCTGCCTTCAGACGGTCTATTTCAGCCACAAGCTTGTCATACAGGAGGCTTGGATCCATGGATGACCTTGCAGAATGCGGGTCTAGATTGCGTCCATACTGATTTGCCGGGCGATTCTTGTTGGCAACGGACTTAGCTCCTGCACTGGCCTTGCTGGGGCCTTTCTTACCTCTCTCCCCAGCTGCCTCTGCACCACGGACATACATGGCTTCAATCATACCCTGGTTCTTCAGCGCGATACCCTTCTGCTGCAAATCCAGGACATGCAAGTTATAGTGAGTCAACTGTGCATCCTTCTTGGTATAAGGAACACGCTGCAGTTCACGACGAGCTTCGTCTTCACTGAGCAAATGGTTGTTGAACAGCTCGATAACGTGATTCTGCCACTTGATGTGACCATCAACGTCAACGTCTGGGAAGACAAGGTCTACGTCTGCAAGAGCATTCTGAACAGAGAGGTTAGTTGGATTCTCTTCGAACAGCTCCTTGAATATGAACATCTTGAACTGGCCGCAGAACCAGTTAAGATCGGACTTCACGGAATCCTTCAAGTTCTGAGAGACGTTCTCGGCTGTAGCGCGGTTGCCGGTATCAGTCTCACCCATATCAATAGGCGATACACCCAGGCCAGTAAAGATACGGGCCTTGTAATGCTTCATGATCTCGGAAGGATCCGGAGCTTCACCTTTGATACCAACGACGTCTACGGCGACACGTTCGTCAGTGATGAATACACCTTCTTTAGGCATATTCTCAAGCTCTGCCTTGATAAGGTCGACTTCTGTGATCCCGTCAACCAACATGGTAGCGGGTGCATCCTCTGAACCGACCTTAACATGAAACAATGGGAAAAGGTGGTTAATGAGGAGCATTTCCACAT